TGAAACAGACAATATAAATACTAATAATTATTTTTCATATGGTAAAAGAGATGATGATTCTCCTCTTATAGAAGAAGCTTCATTATTATTAGATGGTAAATATAGATTTGATCATTTGCCAGAATTTTATTATAGAACAATTTTTCCAGATAGTGTACATTCTGTTATACCAATGAAATATATATACACTATGCCATTTTCTATTCGTCCAGAAGATAATCAACCAACAGGATCTCTTAATATGTCTAGATTTAATGATATCACACTTGCTCTAAAATTATGCAAAAATAATCCTCAAATGAAATTGTTTGTATTTGCTATATCATATAATATATTGACTATTGAAAACGGATCTGTCATTTTAGAATTTGTGTTGTAAATAACATCTGGTATACATTTTTTAGATAAACATTTATAAATATAAGTGTTTATCAAATTTTTATCAAATACGGTAGTTACTGCAATCGATATTTCCAGAATTGTAAAAATAAAATTCCATCAAAAAAGATAGTTCCAGATGATCCAACTATCCAAGGTAAATTTTCCAGTATAAATTTTAATCGTAAAATTGGTGATTGAAAGTCTAAAAGATTTATAAGAACTGATATTAAAAATAGCTGATTTGCAATTGCAATATTAAAAAATGTAACAAAAGACAATCCCCTAACACTTTTTCTTTGATAATTTAATAAAATTTGCGGTAATCTAGATGTTAAAAAGATAATAGTTGATAACCATGCAAAAATGTTTCCTATAATAATGTGGGGGAGATAATGTAAAACGGATTGACTTAATATCAGTACAATATTGTATCCTAAAAATGTATAAACTTCTTGCATTGTAATAACATCCTTTATATAATACAAAAGATCATATCTGTATGAATCTTCGTTTAATAATTGTGGATATGATTGTATTGCTGGTAATCTATAATATATGACTTGACTTATAAAGATTAAATCAAAAATTATATGATATATACCTACATATAATAATATAGGAGTCACACTTTTATATATAACAGATATTGTTGAAAATGTATCACCTATATACCATAGTAAAATCAAATAAAAACTAATTGCATCTGATGATTTATTTTTTATGTTTTCTAAAATTTGTGGAATAAAGACAAATAACCACGATATATTAGATAATGTACTAATTGTCCAAGACAAAGACTCTCCCAACATATTTAAAATAGATAAGACGTAAATTTTAAATAAAGGCCTATATTTTAATAACTTTAGTTTTTGATGTTAAAACTTGTCCTGGCGTTTTTGTTAACTTTACGTTTTTAAGTTCAGTGTAAATTACAGAATATCTGTTTGGTAAAGTTTTTTTAAAATCTATAAATAAACCAGCTATCTGATTTAAATATCTCTTAGGAATACTATCACCTGAATTTCGTAAAATGAATTATACAATATTTTTATTTTTAAATAATCTAAAATTTTATTATTTTCGTATTTGTTGGAATAACTGTACCTAAGATACTAGTTAATTTAACATTTTTAACCTGAGTATAAATAACATTTGAATTTCTAGGTGCCGATTTTTTATATTCAAATAATTTAGCAGCTACTGCATTAATATATCTTTTTGGAATAATATCACCATTACTTTGTAATATAATATGCGCACTAGGATTATTATTTAGATGCATCCATAAACTTTCAGGATAACTAATTTTTATAATTTCTTCATTTCCTCTAGCATTTCTACCAATAAGAATATCATATTCTTTATTATTTTCCTCTATAAATATAGTTTTAATTATATAATTCATATTTATTCTAAATAAATTGAATAAATTCAATTTTAATTTATATAAATATGAAATGCACTGAATGCAATATTGATAAAGAGGAAAATAATTTTTATAAACATAGAAAAAAATGTAAAGATTGTTTAATTATATTACATAATTGTATTCATAATTTAAGAAAATGTAGATGTAAAATATGCAAATTAATTGATAATAAAACGTGTATAAAATGCAAAACTAATTTTAAATTAGATAATTTTCCTAAAAATAGTAATAAATGTATAAATTGTATAGGAAATAAATGCATACATGATAAAATAAAATTTATATGCATTGAATGTGATGGAAGTTCAATATGTATACATAAAAAAATTAAATCAAAATGCATCGAATGTGATGGTGGTTCGTTTTGTATACATAAAAAATTAAAACCATGTTGTAGAGAGTGTAAGGGTAGCCATATTTGTATACATAATAAAAATAAATCTACATGTATTGCGTGTACTCCTAAAAATTATTGCCTACATAAAATCTATAAAACTAGATGTAAGAAATGTAATCCAGATAAAGAATTTAAAAAATATAAAAAAATAGAAAAAAGATGTATACATAATAAAAAAAAATATTATTGTAAAGAATGTTCACAAAATTCAAAAGCATTTTGTAAATCTTGTAAATTATTTAGAGTAAACGATAGAACAAATTATCTTTGTAGTTATTGTAATCTGGATAAACCTAATTATATTAAAAATAGAGAAGTTCAAGTTAAAACATTTTTAGACGAACAAAAATATGCTTACGAATATAATAAATTTTGTAAATATGAAGATAAATGGTATTATCCAGATTTTAAAATCAAATGTGATAATTTTTGGATTATTATAGAATGCGATGAAAAAGCTCATAAAACTTATGATAAAAATGATGAAAAAGAACGAGAAAATAATATACGGTTAGCATTAAATAAAAAATGCGTATTTATACGGTTTAACCCTGATAAAAAAGAAATTAAAATGACAATTAAACAAACAATCTTAAAAAGTTATATTGAATATTATATAAATAAAGAAGTATGTTATGATGAAGTACATTATTTATTTTACTGCCCACTTACATTTTCTAAATGAAACCATATATCATCTTGATCACAATTTCGCAATATTTGATCATTTTCTCGTTGTGTCTGACCTATTAACAAATCATATGTTTTATCATTTTCATCTACATAAATAGGTACTTTTTTCATTTCAAATTTCATTTGTGAAAAAAACTTCAATTTTTTGAATTATTATTTTATACTATATAGTAATAATGTCTCCTGTAAGAAAAATAAGATTTGTTAAAAATCAATTGTTATACGTTGGTGATATAATAGTTCAGGTAAAACGGGGTAATAAATATGAGAATTTGGAAATTGATAGATCAAAGGCTACAAGTTCTTCTGTTTTTACATATTGTAAACAAAATGGATGGTTTAGGAAATGCGAAACATTTGAAGCAACGAAAAATCCATCAGTTACAGGATTCAATGATGGAACATGGACTATTGATTTAGCAGCATCCTATGAAAATATTTATGTTAAATGTTATACTAATGCTCAAAAGATAGAATTGTTAGCTGAAAACGATGGAGTTTTAGAAAGTTATGCTATATGTCCATCTTGTCCAAGTTTTTCAGTAGATACAAATGCACATCCTGTTACAAATTCAAATTTGTGGTGGGCAAATTGGCAAGAATATTATAGTGAAGTGACTGAACCAATTATAACTATAAATTGTATTAAAGAAGCACATTGGTCTGGACACGTTCAAGCTTGTGTAAAAGGTACGGATTCAAACAGTTGTAGTGGATTCACACCATTTGTTGCAATAAATAAACCTTATAGGAGTTTAGTACAACAATTTAATAATAATGGAAAAGCATATTACTATAAAATTATAGATGAAACTCCTTGTGGATATGATACCTTACCAGGAGGTTTGCAAGTTAGTGATAAAAAACAAGATGGATGTGTTGTAAGATATGAAAAATGTATTGGTGATAATTGTTTAAAACGTCCAGATGGAACAACATTTTATCAAGAACAAATTCTAGGGTGTATGGATGGCAGATTGTCAGAATGGAGTCCTTGGAAATGTACTAATGGCGAATCTATTAGAAAAAGAGAATGTATACAACCACTAAGTGGTGGTAAACCTTGTCCAAATGAACCTTTAGTTGAGAAAACTACTTGTTCAGATGGTAAACCTAGTGAATGGAGTGCGTGGGTATGTGATGGTAAAACCGCAAAAAGTACTCGTACTTGTGAACAACCAGTTAACGGAGGAGCTCCTTGTCCAGAATTAGAAAGATCACATGAATGTTCTCATGGAAAATTAACAGAGTGGAGTTCATGGGTATGTGATGGAGAAAAGAGTAAAAAAACAAGATCGTGTATACAACCTACATTTGGCGGTAATCCATGTCCAAATGAACCATTGGAAGAATTACACGAATGTTCTCATGGACGCTTAACAGAATGGGGGTCAGGGGTATGTGACGGAAAAAAGAGTAAAAAAACAAGATCATGTATACAACCTACATTTGGTGGTAATCCATGTCCCAATGAACCATTAGAAGAAACAGAAAAATGTTCAAATGGGGAATTAACAGAATGGTCAGATTGGGAATGTAAAGGACTAAAATCTAAAAGAACTAGAAGTTGTAATCCACCAGTTAATGGTGGTAAACCTTGTCCTAATGAACCTCTTGAAGAAACAAAGGGGTGCGTTGATACAAATATTACTATCATTTTGATATTAATTTTATTGTGTTTGTTGAGTAGTAGTAGTAGTTCAGTATTCTTTATTAAACCTAGGTGATTAACAACACTAAAACCAACACTAAAACCAACACTACAAAATACTTTGTTATAAAATATTTTGTAAGTAATTCTAAATTTAACTACTTTTGACATTTTGGGCAAATTGGATTGTTTCCATTGTTTGATCGCAATATTTTGCTTCTTGTCTTACACAACAAATTGTAATAAATTTAGTAGGTTTCCAATCTTGATTTGCTTCCTTTGCTCGACTACTCAAGTTATCTAGAAATTTAAGTACAGGTATCATTAATGAATTATTGTTTCCATCAATTTGATTCATTTCATCTTGTGGTTGTACAAAGTAGTTTTGTACTTTATATACTACATTATATCTTTTATCTATTTTCTGCTTTGGTGTTTCTATAGTTTTTCCATTTTTCAAATTAAAATAGTAAATTAAATGATTAATAGTTTCATTTATATAGAATCCTTCATTTAAAATATCAAAGACTTGTTCAGATGTATAAGTATCTTTATATTGTGGTTTTAAATTTTTGGTAATATTTACAACACCTCCAACTGGTGGTGGTGCCATAACACTTGCTAAGGAAGTATATGTTGTATCTATAAACGTATTAAATATATCTAAAGGTGATTCTCTACCAGCTGTATCAACTATTGTAACAAACCCTCTTTTACCATTTGTAAATTCTATTTCAAATACGAAATATAGATGTGATCTACTTGAATAGGGGTTATTAGGTGTTTGTTTTATACGTTTTTTATCTATTCTATACTCGTCAATCATATCTGTTAGTCCATATATATCTTCTACTCGTAATGATTTAATATTAATAAAACTAGGTATTCGTTTTTCAAATTGTATTGTTTCATCTATAGAAAGATCATTTAATTGTGGTATTTTACCCACTAAATTATGAATTCTTCCTGAAACTTGACGATTATTATAGTTTATTTTATCATAATATTGTTCAAACAAATATTTTAGTCGAATATTTTTAACCCCTTCCAAATTGGCTAAACCATAATGTAATATACCAGGATTACCCTTAGATCCTAACAAAGTCCAAGTATTATGTGTTACTATAAAATTACCTAATACATATCTATGATTACCATCTAATTCAAACCCATAATAGTCATCTTCTTTTAACTGTTTTATACTTATTGAACTTACTAATGGATCTTTAATTTGTTTTCTACAATTTGATTTTTTTCTTTTGCATAATACTGGTATTTCTTCTATACCATTACCATAAATATGTATTCTCCAAGCTTCTCCTGTTTTATATTCATTATTATAAGTCCAACTTGTTTTTTTAATATTTTTATAACATGAAAATCCTAAACTACGAACTAAATATATTATATCATTTATTAAATTTTCATGATCTTTTGATTGACAAATTTCATATCCTCCATTTTTATCCAAATGCCCATCACTATCAATTATACCTGCAAGTAGTTGTAAACGATTTTTTCTTGAATTGCATTTATAAATATGAGGTATATGTTTATTATTTAACAAATTATAACTATGTAATTTTTTTACAAAATAGTTTGAATGTTCGTGATATTTAGATTTGTCATTACTGCATATTCTGTAATGATATTTACTTGAATTTTGAAATGATAGGTAACAGTTGTATTTGGGTAAATTATCTCTAAAATATTTTAATATGGTAGCATCTTGATTTGTAATCTCTGAAGTATTTTTATGTCCATCACCTAACCATACTCCTAACATGTATGGATCTAAATCTATAGATGATTCATTGAATTCTATAGGAACTTTAAATCCTCTTAATTGAGATTTGTAACCCTTAGATATATTCATATATTTTTTTAATGGTATATCTACTATTAAATCCTCAATTAATTCATCTAAATATTTTTTAGCAATATCATAAATTTCGATTTTATCTTTTTCTTTATATGAAAAATTTTTTGTTTTAATACTCAATGAATTTTTATCAAAATAACATACTTGATATGCTAACCTATCCTTTCTATCTCTTAAATATTTTTTTCCAGTGTATTTCAATGTCAAAATATGTTCACTGTTCACTATGTATTTATCACCTTTAGAATTTATAATTTCATACATCATATCTTTACCACGAGCTAATGATAAGATTTTTCTAGGCGTTGAATCATCACCCATCAATAAATCACCTTCCTTAATATCTTCAACCTTTTTAATACTTCCATCATACATCAATATTTCAGTTCCTCTACCATGGCATTTACCACTACCACTTAGACCATATCCAAAAATAACTACTGAATAACCATCTTGAACCTGTTTAAATGTTGTATATAGACCAGGACTTATTGATTCAGATGATTCTATAATGTCATTTGTATTTATTTGTAAGGTATTGTCAGAAGCACCGCTTACTGTACCACGTTGTCCAGTGTAAACATCAACGTTTGTAAAATCATCTTCAAAAATTCCATAAAAATCACCAAAAGACGAGCGGTTTTTGTATTTTGTATTAGGAACAGATGAACAATCTACATATAAAGATTTAGTTCGTTTGTTTTCAATTGTTTGTAATTCTATTGTACTCTTTGTTTTTTCATCACCTAATAAAGGTTTTACTCTAATATATATTCTAACAGCTCCAGCTAAATCTTCGTAAATATTTGTCAAACGCATATCTTGTTCTCTATACTCTATTTTGTTGATTTCCCAATAATCTAATAGATTACTAAGATCTTTGCAATATGACTCTGGTACTCTAGATCTTGATGATTTCGATTTTAAATATTCAAAATTTGGACTACCTATATAATCAGCTAAATTTAAAAACTTGATATGATTATTTATCTCTGTCTTTACTCGTTCAAAATCTTTTTTAATTGAATCCTTCATTGTATCACTTAAATTTTGGAATGCACCTAAATTGTTGGTAATAATATCGTCAAGTTTTTTAATAATTTCTTGTTTTCTATAGAAAATGTTATTTAGGGACGCAAAGTTAGTTACAATACTATAACAATTGTCATAATCAATTGATGTTTGAATAGGTGTATTTCTATTTTTTTCTAATAACCCCCTTACTTGTTCAAGTTCCTTTTGTAACTCTGGTATACGTTTATTTGTTTCCTTGAGTCTATCTATTTCTGATTGCATTTTACTAATGTCACTACCCTTTTCAGATACACTCCTTTCCAATTTAGATTTTTCAGATGTCATATCGGAAATACTTTGATCTTTTTGTTTTATAATTTCATCTTTAATTGATAATTGCGTTAATTGATCATTGATTGTCTTTTTAAGATACGTTTCTACATCCAATATATTTTGCTTTAAACGTTGAATTTCCTTATTTGAAGAGTTGGATTTGTTTAATTCTGCTTCTAAAACACTTTGTAAATTACCCTTTGCTAATTCAAACTCTTGTAGTAATTTACGTTTTTGTTCATCTACATCAACTCGTGACTTTTCAACCCAAGATATCCATTTTTTAACATATTCTTTTATTGCATTTATAACTTGATCTTTTTCTTGTAATAACTTTTCCTTACATCTTGATTTATATCCATCTAATAAATCTCTTTGTAATGCTGATTGTTTTAATTCTTCATTTGCAGCAGAAAGTTCTGCGTTTATTTTATCTATTGCATCTGTTAATTGTGCCACTCTTTGTGTACCTTCTTCTAAACGTTTTTCATAATCTAAAATTTGATCTCCACTTGATTGTAAATTAGCAAGTGATGACGTTTCACTCTTTAATAAATCATCTAAACGTTGTTGTAACTTGTGCCTTTCTTCTACATCTTGTAAATGTATCCGTTCTAAATCTTCTATTTTAAAATCCTTTGATGCTATAAATTCTTTTAATGAATCTTTATGTTTATTAATACCATCCAAAATAGCTTGGTTTTGATCTACTATTTGTCTACGACATTCATTTACTTGTTCTAAAGCATCATTGTATTGATTTGTAATAGACTCTATTTTATCTTCATATTGTTTTTTAATTAAAACTATTTGATTAGATTGACCATCGTATAATGTCTTGTATTCTAAAACAGATGATTCTAAACTACTATTTTTTTCCTTTAATTCAGAAACTGAAGACTCTAATCCCTTGTTTTTACCTGTTAATTCTGCAATTATAGAGTTTAAATTAGAAAATGCAGAATCAACGTCTTGATTTTTACCAGATAATTCAGAAATTGTAGTATTAAGTCCTGAAACTGTAGATTCTAAATCTTTATTTTTACTAGATAATTCTGAAACTGATGACTCTAAACCACTGTTTTTACCAGTTAATTCTGACAATGTAGATTCTAAATCTCGATTTTTACTAGTCAATTCTGACAATGTAGATTCTAAATCTCGATTTTTACTAGTCAATTCTGACAATGTAGAATCTAAATCCTTGTTTTTACTAGACAATTCTGACAATGTAGAATCTAAATCCTTGTTTTTACTAGACAATTCTGATACAGTAGAATCTAAATCCTTGTTTTTACTAGACAATTCTGATACAGTAGAATCTAAATCCTTGTTTTTACTAGACAATTCTGAAATTGTGGTATTAAGTTGTAAGATGGATGATTCTAAAGTTGTATCACCTTTTTCTTTATCTAGACTTGAAATAGTTGATTCTAAATCTTTATTCTTACTAGATAATTCTGCAATTGATGATTCTAATATTTTATTTTTCTCAGATAATTCTAAAAGTGATGTTTCTAAATCTTTATTTTTTCCGCTTAAGTTTGAAACTGATGATTCTAATTCGGATACAAGATTTTGTATATCTGGGCGAGAATCTTGTAATTGTTTAAGTTTTTGTTGTAATTCCTCTATTGCTTTAATATGTTCGGTTTTTGTTACAGTATCTTCTTTATATTCAAACATTTTCATTAAACGTGTCTTATCTTCATCTGTAAAACCTTTTACAATAGGAATGTGTTCAATAATAGATCTCATACTTTCTGATGAAAGAATATTAAGATTAACTGGTTCTATTAGTTTACAAAGTGACCCATCTGAATTCACAAAACCTATAACTAGATTATTATCTGAAATAATAAATGCTAGTGCTCGGGACTGTTGAAACTTGAATGGTGTAAAAACAACTTTTGGATATGTTTGTTTGATATAATCTATAATAGATGTAGAATCCATTCTTATTATAGATTACATAGAAATTAATTGTATAAAAAAACTTTTATTTCTCAAGAAATCCTACTACGTTTCCTCGTTCATCAGATATTATATCTAATTTATTTAAAACGAAACCGTCAGATAATAAATTTTTATCTTGTTCTTTTAATATTTCTTCTTTTAACATTGTTTTACAAACTTTATGTTCAGCATCCCATACTAATCCATAATGTGTACATGGTAAACATCTATTTTCATTAGAATCTAACTGTTCACCATCAAGACACTGTAATCCTTTTAAAATTTCTATCGTTTCCTGTTTAGAAATAACTGGTGATTCTTTTAATACTTGCTCTAATACAGACGAATCCTCGGATTTTATAACTGTTACACTCGGCAATGTATCTACTATATTTTTATCTATAACATTTTCTGGTTCAACCTCCTCGGTTTTAGACGACACCGTTTCTTCTGGTTTAATAGTCTCGGTAATTTCCGACACTGTTTCTTCTGGTTTAATAGTCTCGGTAATTGTCGTCACTGTTTCTTCTTTTTCTTCCGGTTCAGTAATAGTCGATGTTTCTTCTGTTTCTTTTTCTTCCGGTTCAGTAATAGTCGATGTTTCTTCTGTTTCTTTTTCTTCCGGTTCAGTAATAGTCGATGTTTCTTCTGTTTCTTTTTCTTCCGGTTCAGTAATAGTCGATGTTTCTTCTGTT